TCAAAATCGGTTCGACGCTGTACACTGTGCAGCTCAAACCAGACTTAGGCAAAAAGCGTTACGGCGTGACCTACCTCGACAGTGGCGTGATGAAAATCTCGACCACATGGAAGGGTAAGCCGCGCAAGGCTACCGGCGTGCTGGGTACCAATGAGACGTTCTGGCACGAGGCGACCCACTGCATCCTGTATGACATGGGCCACAAGCTCTGGAACGATGAGGCGTTTGTCACGGCGTTCAGCCGCCGACTGACGCGACTGATTGATACAGCAAAATTTAAGGAGTGACATGGCACAACACAGCTACTCTGGCATCAAGGCATACGAGACATGCCCGCGCCAGTATTACGAAACCAAAATCCTCAAGCTCTACCCGCGTGAGGAGACGGACGCCACCATCTACGGCACACGCTTGCACGCGGCTGCGGAAGAGTTCATCCTGAACGGCACGCCGCTGACGGATGAGTTCAAGTTCCTGCAGCCCACGCTGGACATGCTGGCGGCAATGCCGGGCAAGAAGTACCCCGAGCTGGAGATGGCTGTGCGCGAAGACCGCACGGTGTGCGACTTCAAAGACCCTGACTACTGGGTGCGCGGCATTGCCGACTTGGTGATCGTGGACGAGGAGAACTACACCGCTCGCGTGTTCGATTACAAGTCCGGCTCCGACAAGTACCCTGACACCGACCAGCTCATGTTGATGTCGCTGCTCATCTTCGAGCACTTCCCCAATGTGAAGCAGGTATCGGGCGGTTTGCTGTTCGTGCTGCGCGACACCGTGCGCAAGTACCGCGTGAACAAGGACATGCAGGCCACGTTGTGGTGGAAATGGCGCGAGAGAGTTGCTAAACTGGATGCCTCGCTCCACCATAATGTGTGGAACGCAAAGTCCTCGGGACTGTGCCGCAAGCACTGCCCGTGCATCGCCTGTGAATACAACGGCCGGAGGGTCTAATGCCTAAGTCATCGCCAGCAAAACTTGCCTACATGGCTAAGTACCAGAAGAGTCCCGAGCGCATCGAAGCGCGGGAGGAAGCAAACAAGGCTCGCTATCAGGCCATGAAGGCGGGCAAGGTGCGCAAGGGCGATGGCAAGGATGTCGCCCACATCAAGGCGCTGGATAGCGGCGGCAAGACAGTACCGGGGAATACAAAAATTGAAAGTGAAAAAGCCAACCGGGACTGGCGCAAAGGCGTCAAGGGCTACAAGGTTCCAGTGGACAAGTAACATGATACCTACCGAAATACTACGCACATTGTTACGCTATGACAGTACGTCTGGACAGCTAGTATGGCTACCTAGAGGGCTTCCGTCTTTTGACCGCAGGTTTGCGGGGCACGAAGCAGGCTGCGTTGCGGTAAAGCACGGGAAGCCGTACGTTGTTGTGTTCTACAAAGGGCATAACTACTCCGCGCACCGTCTTATCTGGCAGCTTGTGCACGATGAAATTCCCGAAGAGATAGATCACATAGACGGTTGCAGTACCAACAACGTACTCAGCAACCTACGGACTGCCACGCGTAGTGTAAACATGCGGAATAGGCGCATGAACGACAACAATACTACTGGGCACCCCGGTGTCTTCAATCGGGGGTACGCATGGCGTGCATATATAAGCCATGATGCGAAGCGTGTTTGGCTTGGTACATTTAAGACATACGAAGAAGCGGTCGCTGCCAGAAAAGCTGCTGAAGTTAAGTTTGAATACCACCCCTTGCACGGAACTGCGAAAGCAGTAGAATGAAGTAAGCCGTAGTCGCGGCAAGCGGCCTCCATCTGCATAGCGTTGGAGGTACATCACTGTTAAGGAAGATCATGGAAGTTGTGGATAACACCGCACTGCGTTTTCGCGTGCGCGATCCCGGCAAGTTCAAGATTATTCCCAAGCACCACGTTACCCCAGTCCAAGGTGGATATGAGGTCATGGTGTATTGGGGTCTTGACGAAGCACGGGTCTTGAAGAACTTGGGTTTCAAAGATATACCCTCGCCCATTGAGCGCAAGTACAACTGGCCGGGCCGGTACAAGCCGATGGCGCACCAGAAGGTAACCGCTGGGTTCCTCACCATGCACCGCCGTGCATTCGTGTTCAACGACCCCGGCACCGCAAAGACGATTAGCTCTTTGTGGGCGGCAGACTACCTGATGAACCGTGGCGAAATCCGGCGCGTGCTCATCATCTGCCCACTGTCCATCATGCACTCGGCATGGATGGGCGACATCAACAACAGCATCATCCATCGCAGCGCCATCGTGGCCCACCATGCGCAGGCATCGCGCCGTGCAGAGATGGTGCGGGGCAACTACGAGTTCGTGATCATCAACTACGATGGGCTGAACTTGGTGGCCGACGACATCATTGCTGACGGTCGCTTCGACCTCATCATCGTGGACGAGGCCAACGCCTACGCGCTGCCTACCACCAAGCGTTGGAAGACGTTGGCGAAGATTCTTCGCCCCGATACGTTCCTGTGGATGATGACAGGCACACCGGCTGCACAGTCGCCGGTAAATGCGTATGGGCTGGCGAAGCTGGTGAACCCCAGCGCCGTGCCGAACTACCTCACAGCGTGGCGCGACAAGGTGATGAACAAGATCACGATGTTCAAGTGGGCACCCAAGCCCAACGCCAAAGACTTGGTGTTCAACGCACTGCAACCGGCGATACGTTTCTCCAAGAAGGACTGCCTCGATCTGCCGCCCGTGTTGAAGACCACACGCGAAGTGCCGCTCACACCGATGCAGCAGAAGTATTACGACAAGATCAAGAACGAGATGCTGGTGGTGGCCGCAGGCCAAGTGATCAGCGCCGTGAACAAGGCGGCTGTCGTGAACAAGCTGTTGCAGATCAGTTGCGGTGGCGTGTACTCGGAAGATGGCGAAGTGGTAGTGTTCGATGCCAGCCCGCGCATGAAGCTGCTGTCGGAAATCTTGGAGGAGACAAACCGCAAGGTCATCATCTTCGCCACGTACCGCTCCAGCATCAGCGCCATCGAAGAGTACCTGACCAAGGCCGGGCATAACGTGGGCGTGATCCACGGTGGCGTGACGGCCAGCAAGCGCGGCGAGCTGATCAATGCGTTTCAGAACACCGACAGCCCCAACGTCATGGTCATGCAGGCGCAGGCAACGGCGCACGGTATCACGCTGACCGCTGCCGACACGGTGGTGTTCTTCGGCCCGCTCATGTCAGTGGAGTTGTACACGCAAGCTATCGCCCGTGCCGACCGCAAGGGGCAGACCTCTGACAAGGTGACTGTGATCCACATCGAGAGCAGCCCCATCGAGAAGAAGATGTTCAAAGCTATGGACGCCCGCGTCAACGACCATACGCTTCTCACCGAGATGTTTGACGAAGAACTGGGGATCAACAAATGAAAAAATAATTTGTAAAGAACTGGACAAAGTGTGTATAATCACACCACAACAAAAATTGGAGTGACATATGAAAGATGAAGATGAACTGACAACCGACCAGCAGATCGCGGTCTACAAAGATGTCGCTGACATCGCGGAGACTGGCGTGACGATGGATCGTCTGACGAAGGTGTACGTCAAAATCCGTGACAAGCGTGCTGAACTGACGCGCCTGTTCGAGACAGAAGATGCACGCCTTAAAGGTCAACAAGCCGAAGTCGCAGGCGCAATGAAGGACATCCTTCGTGCTGCTGGCGGCACGGGTATGAAGACCAACTTTGGTACGGTTACGTTGAAGACCACCATGCGCTTCTATGCGCAGGATTGGGATGCGATGTACCGTTTCATTCACGATAACGATGCAGGCTTCCTGCTGGAGAAGCGCATCGCGCAACGCAATATGTCCGAGTTCTTGGAAAAGAACCCCGGACTCGTACCGCCCGGACTGAACACCATGTCCGAGCTTGAAGTTAGTGTGACCAAACCCCGTAAGTAACCCTAGAGGAAATCATGAGCAACGTAGCTATTTTCAACCCCGCACAACTCCCTGCCTTTGCACGTAAGGGCGTTATCTCTGACGCAGCCAAAGCCCTCGCTGGTGGCGGCGGTCAATCCGGTAAGCGCATCTCCATCAAGGGCGGCGTGTTCCGTCTGATTGCCAATGGCAAGGAGGTCGCATCCATCGAAGACCGCTATCTGGATGTGGTCATCGTCAACACCGCACCCAAGGTGTCGCGCACTTATTACGTTGGCACCTATGTGGAAGGTCAGGCAACCGCACCCACCTGCTGGTCTGCTGACGGCGACAAGCCCGATGCCAGCATCAAGGCACCGCAGTGCGCCAACTGCGCTCAGTGCCCGCAGAACGTGAAGGGTTCCGGTCAAGGCGACTCGCGTGCCTGCCGCTTCAGCCAGCGCTTGGCTGTCGTGTTGGCAAACGATATGGAAGGTGATGTGATGCAGCTCACGCTGGCCGCCACTTCGATCTTCGGCAAGGCCGATGGCGAGAACCGTCCGCTGCAGGACTATGCCCGCAACCTGATCGCCCAAGGCGTTGACCCCACCATGCTGATCACCCGCATGAAGTTCGACACCAAGGCTCCGGTGCCCAAGCTGTTCTTCAAGCCCATGCGCTGGCTGACCGACGACGAGTTCGCCACCACCAGCGAGAAGGGCGCTTCGCCTGAAGCTATCAGTGCGATCACCATGACGGTATCGCAGCAGGACGGCGTGCAGCCTGCGGCTCCCGCTGGCTTCGGTATGGAGGGCGCACCGCCCAAGGCTAAGACCAAGGCCGCTCCTGCGCCCGAGCCGGAAGAGGAAGACGAAGCCCCAGCACCCGCACCTGCGAAGAAGGCAGCCAAGGCCAAACCCGCTCCGCTGCCCGCAGAGGATGACGAAGGCGAAACCGCTGAGCCGGTAGTCAAGGCTACACCTGTGAAGGCCGCTGCCGCAGCGCCCGCCAACGGCGTTGCCAAGACCTTGGCCGAGTGGGACGACGAGTAATTTTTTCGGGTGGCCCGAATCCGTAAAAGGATCAGGGCTGGTACACCACGCGCCTCTCGTGGAAAGCGCGTATAGACCGGGGCCACCCACCTTTTTAACCAATGGAGAATGACATGGACAACCAACATCAGAAAATCAAAGGCTACCGCGATCTCACCCAGATTGAGATTGACCTCATGAACGAGGGCAAGGCGCTTGCAGAGCAGTGCGGCGCGTACATCGCCAAGCTGCGCAAGATGCCTATGTCGCAAGTCGAAGGCCCGTGCGTACTGAATGACGGCACACCCACGCTGGATCAGCGCTGGATCAGCATCGGCGCAACAGAACTGCAGCAAGGCTTCATGGCCGTTATTCGCGGCATCGCACAACCAACAACTTTTTAAGGGACTGACATGAAATACACAATCGCAATCATCATCGCCGCCGCCGCACTGAGCGCCTGCAAGAAGGAAGAAGTTTCTTTTGACACGCTGGAGACGGCACGCACCCAAGGCAAGGCCAACGCTGAGTGGAACGCCCAAGGATATCGTGCAGCAAACCCGCAGTACGCCAACACTGCCATCGTCGCGCAGACTGACTCCAGCATGACACCAGACTGCCCGCAGGGCGACGGTTGGGCCAGCGTGAAGCTGGTCAGCAAGGACAACCCGGCCAACAAGCTCGGGCTGAAGTGCAGCACGGTGTCCGGTGCAGTGGGCTGTCTGACGGATCAGGAGTTCGCAACCAAGTCCTACGCCGGGGATGACGGGCGCTGCCAAGAAACCAGCAAAGTGCCGTTCCCTATCCCCAAGATTGCAAAATGATTATCATTGACATCCTTCTCCTGTTGGGTGTCTTTGTGGTAGCCATTGGGTGTCTATCCATTGGCTACTTCATCGGTAAATCTGTAGGTCGCAGCGGACACAAATGACATGGGTTACCACTTCAAAACGAAGCGGTTGGCTAAGCAGGCTTCCCAAGGACAGGGGACACGCTTAGCCAAACTCGCTGTATCAAAAGGGCTGTCTGTCCAACAGATCGCCACTATTACCGGCGCGTCACGCGCCACGGTTTACAACTGGTTTGCCGGGGCCGAAGTGTCGAAGGCGTATAAGGCTCATGTGCAGGCACTTATCCACAAGTTGCGCACAGGAACAGAAGAAGAAATCGTGGAATTGCAGGGCGCGAAGGCGTATATTCCACCCTTGCTTTTGATCTAGTTAGGGGATGACATGGCTTTGGATTTTCTGTCGGCGGTGCTGCCGACTACAGGGAAGTATTGCGTATTCACACTGCGCAACGGCAAGCCCTTCAAGCAGGTATTTGTAGACGACATCGACAATCTGTACGCAACGGCGCTCAACTTCAGCTCCCAGCGCCTCAACGTATTCCACGCGCTCGCTACCTTTGACGATAGCGGCACCAGAGAAGCCACCAGCGCCCGCTACATGCGGGCGTTGTTTCTCGATCTGGACTGCGGCAAGGAGTGGGTCGAAGAGAAGATGGTCAATGACACGCTCGTACCAGCACACTGGAAGGAGAAGTCGTTTGCCAGCAAGCGGGCGGCTGTGGAGCAGTTGCACGCGTTCCTGCAAAAGACCGACCTCAATGCGCTAGGAATGCCGTGGCTGGTTGACTCCGGCGGAGGCGTGCATGTGTACTTCCCCCTGCGCGAAGACGTGCCTATCGAGGCATGGCGGCCCGTGGCGGTGGCATTGAAGCGTGCTGCCAAGGCGTTCGGCTTTCCGATTGATGAGAAGGTCACGTCCGATGCCGCGCGTGTGCTGCGCACGCCGGGCACCAGCAACTGGAAGTATGGCGACCCCAAGGAGGTCGTTCTGCGCCAGCGTGGGGGTGTGTTTGATCTGGAGGCCATCGCCGCCTGCCTGAGCGAGCACGCCGCCCCAGTGCCCAAGCAAACAAGCACAGCAGTCATGATTCCCGGCAAGCGGCCCAGCACCGAGATGTCGCCAATCGCAAAGGCGATGGCAGGCAACAACGTCACGTACTTCAAGAACATCATGGTGCGCACCTCGCAGGGCACCGGGTGCCCGCAGTTGTCAGCCTACATCGACCGGGCCAGTGATGACGGCATGGAGCCGTTCTGGCGTGCATGGTTGTCCATAGCAAAGTATTGCGAAGACTCAGCCAAGGCATCCAAGATACTGAGCGACTTGCACCCGTACGACTACGATCGGATGAACACCAAGCTCAACGCCATCAAGGGGCCGTACTCCTGCTTGGCGATTGAGTCCGAGAACGAAGGCGGCTGCGATGGCTGCCCACACAAAGGCAAGATCACAAACCCATTGGCGCTGGGGCGTGTGGTCAAGACGGTGGAAGAAGAGACAGTCGTCCAGTATGCGCCCCAGACTGATGCCGAGTTGCCAGAACCCCAACAGAGCTATATCCGTCCGAAGCCACCACGCGGCTTTTCTTTCGGACAAAACGGCGGCCTCTATTACGAGAAACAGTCGGACAAACCCAACGAACCTCCCACGCTTATCATGCTCACGAACTACGACTTCTTTATGACGCGTATGTTCAGTGACGGCCCGCAGTACACAGCAGAGTTTGTTGCTGTGAAGAATAACGTCTTCTACTCCTTTGGAGTGCCGACAGACACGATGGGCGCATCCAAGGAAATCACCAAAGTGCTCGCCAAGAACAACGTGGTCGCTGTTGGCGGGGCTGGTTGCGATTCATATCTGGCGGCGTATGTCCGCGCCTGCGTGTCGGAAGCTAGTAGCACCGGCAAGCACGTCAATGTGCCGCCCCATCTGGGCTGGCAGTATGACGACTCCTTCGCCGTGGGCGACACGGTGTATAGCCCCAAGGGAGAAGCGCACGACTACACCTACAAGTCCGAGCGCCTTGAAAACGTGATCGACGCCACGCTGCCGCGCGGCACCTTCGAGAACTGGCGGCGTGTGTTTGAGATGATGATCAAGAAGGCATCCACCACGCCGCTGATGTGGGGCCATGTGTCGGCGGGCCTGATCGGGTTTGCCTCACCATTGATGCGCTTCGCACCGGACGGCGCAGACGCCATAACCTTCCACCTGTGCGGCAAGGAGTCGGGCGCTGGCAAGACGCTGGCATCGTTCATGGCGAACTCGGTGTGGGGCCACCCCAAGGGCATGATGGTCGGCAACAAGACCTCCGAGACAACCATGATGCAGCGGGCCGGTATGCTGCACAGCCTGCACATGCACGTCGATGAAGTGACCGACAAGAACCGCAAGTCCAAGGGCGAGTGGCTACCCAACTTCGTGTACGACTTCGGCCACGGAGCGCACAAGGTCAAGGGGTCGAACTCAGGCAACGCCGAGATCACGCAGAACTGCACATGGAAGTCCTTCAGCATGATCTCCTCCAACGACCCGCAGTTGGAAGCCATGATGGGGGCACGGGAGCACACATCGCTGGGCGAGGCCCGCCGGGTAATCGAGTGGAAGCTGCCAGCGAACTGGAAGATCAAGTGGACGCCCGAGGAAAGCGAAACAATCAAACTGATCAACGACAACTACGGCATTGCCGGGCGCAAGTGGATTCGGTGGTTGCAGAAGAATATGGACACCGCAGAAGAGGTGTTCCGCTGGGTCGAGAAGAACTGGCGTGAAGAAACTAAGGCGGATGACAACGAGCGCTTCTGGATATATGGCATCGTGTCCATCATCACTGCGGCCATCCTGCTCGGCCCCAAATACGCGAACATCCTGAACGTGCCGGTCAAGCCGATCTTCAATTTCCTGCACGGGCTGGTCAAGGACATGCGCTCCGTGATCAAGTCCAATATGTCTGACGCGCTGGATGTGCTGAACGCCTACACCCGCGAGTTCGTCGGCAACTTCGTGATGATTGACTGCAGCGCCGCCCAGAAGTTCAACCTGTCGCACCTTGTGCAGCCAGCCACCCGCACCAAGTCAGCCGTGCGGGGGCGCATCGAGTACGAGATCGCGCCGGGCTACAGCGACTACTACATCGAAATCAAGCTGCTCAAAATCCACTGCGCCGCCATCGGCTACAGCTATCTGGACTTCGAGCGCGAGCTGGGCAATATCCCCGGCGTGTCGGTCGGGCCGCCCGTGCGTAAGGACTTGCTGGCGCATACCGGTGGGCCTGCGATGCGCGTGCTGTGCCTGAAGATCACTATGGAGACGAAGCACGTTGAACCGCCTGACGTTGCCGTGGCACCGGTGTAAGCCGGGCGAGTCGTTCTTCGTGGCGTCCCTGCAGCCGTGGCTACTCGCCACGGCAGGCATCAAACAGGGCAAGAAGGTGTTGGGTAGTGCCGCCCCCATCCGTGCAAGGGTGGGGGCGTACAACGGTATGCTGGGCGTGCTGTTTACTGTAAAGCCGCCCCGACATTCTGAACCGCCGCCCGATACTGCTTCGCAATAGTTTGCTTGGCTTCGCGCAGCCGATCCAGTTTTTCCTGCTTGTCGGCACCTGACATATCAGGGGAGTTTGTGACGGCCTGTTCCGCCTTGGCAAGATTACGCAGGGCAGTCTGGAACTTCTGCATAGCCGGTGCAAGCGCGATGTCCTTCTTGTGCTGCTCAAAGTACGCCAGAGCTTCAGCCGAGCGACCGTCTTTCAGCTTCTTCGTGTAGGTGTCCTTGGCTTCAATAGAAGCGTTGGCCTGCTCATAGACGTGCGACACATCATCGTTAGTACGCTTGCCTTGGAAGAAACGCCCGATCAACGGTGTGTCGGAAGCATGGCCGGTAGGCTTCTCGCCCTTGCTGGCGTCCGCAAACGCTTGGTTAGTCATCGTGGCAACAGCTTGTGGGAACTGGCCCAGATAGGCGTTGGACAGATACTCGATCTGCATCGGTGACAGCTTCACACCCATGTCAACGAGATGCTTGGACATCGCCTTGGCGGCCTCCGTGGTGCGTTGGTTGTAGCGTTCCTCCGGCGACAAGTGTTCCATGCCCTTTGGCTCGATAGGCATACCGGTGCCGCTGTTGTAGTTGCGGCTGACATCGTACGTACCTTTGAACAACTGAGGCATGATGCTGCCGTTGCCCGGCAACTGGTTGGCAAACAACTCGCGTACAGTCTTCCAGTCTTCTGGCGAAAAGTCATTGCGCATGGACTCCACAATAGCCACCGGCAGCGAGTAGAACGCCATGCCTGTTTCAAACGGAGCGGGGAAGCGCAGCGGCTCGTCCGTGGGGCTGAGCCACTTGGGGAAGTGAATGTAATTCACCTTGTCGCGCAGCGACATCTTTTGCCAATCAGGGTCGTCTTCCATAATCATGGCATAGGTGAACGCCATGCCAGCCAACCCCATAGCGCGTGCGTAGAATTTGTTCTTGGAGTCCAGCAACTCGCTGGTGCCCATCTTGCCTTGGGCAGACTTCGCCATGACGTTCAAGCCCTGAATCTGGGCGTTGAAGAACGGGATCATGCGGGTGATCATCTGCATCGTGCTGGACGAACCGCGCTTGGTAAAGTTCTGCATTTCGCGGGCACCCAGCGCAGCCTCGACTTCGGAGCCGCCGGAGTTGAGCACATCGCGGTAGTGCTGCTCGCGCGTGGCAGCGTCAGCGGTCATGGCGGCGTGATCCAGTCCGGCCATAAAGCGTGAGAACGCGCCTTGATTCTTACCGGCGATTTGCATGTACACCTTTTTCATGTCCTCCGGTGTACCGTTGAACACTTGGCTGTGCAGCACACCCATCTTTGCCAGCGCCTGCGCATCCGCGCTCTTGCCAGTCAGATTACCGGTGAAGTTGCCAATCGTCTTGATGGCGGCTGCCACAGGGTTGGCCTTCAGGTTGCCTAGCATCGCCGCGTTGAATGGGTCTTTGATGGCCTGCGAAACGAGGTACGTTGGCATACGGGTCACACCCGAGCGCAGGATGTCGCTGGCCCAACCAGCCACCTTCAGGAATGACGGTAGCGTGGCGTAGGAACCGGCAACGCTTTGTGCCAACAGCTCGGTTGGGATGTATTCGGCAGCGGTGCCCTTGGTGTCGATCACAATGTGCCGCCAGCCATCGTCGTCCGAACCGTTGCGTTTTGCAAGCAGCGCGTCAAGTTCCGCTTTTGTGCGCTCCAGTTCTTTTACTTGCGCCGCACTGCCCCCGTTGTCCAACGCCTTCTCTGCGGCCTCGCGTTGTTCCATTTTTTCGGCAATGGCCTTATTCAGCTCTTGCAGTTTTTCGCCCGTAGGGCGCATCGGGGCTTGGCGGAAGCGCATCACGTCCTGCCCGGCACCACCCTTGCCGCGTTGAATCTGCATGACACCGGCCTTGGAGCCAAGGTCTTGCAGCGCGTAGGCGATCCGCTTGCTGGACAGGTTGCGCATGGCAAGGCCGGTAAGCACACCAGCGTTCTTGAATGCGGCGTCTTCAAACGGCATGAGCTTCTGGTCGCCGCCAACAAGCGAGTGCAGGAACGGTTGGCTGCGAATGTCGCCAAGCGAGATTGGGTGGCCGTCAGGCATCAAGACGTCAATCGAGTCGCCGTTGACGCGGTAGAACGGTACGTACTCCTTGTCGGCAAGCATGGCGTTTGCCACGGCTTCCGGTAATGCGTGGGTATCCTTGGCGAACTGCACCAGCCCGCGATTGAACTCGTTGTACGTGTCCTTGGCCTTGTCGAACGCGGCTTTCATCTTGGGGTCAGCGTTGATGGCCGCGAGTGCCGCGCGACCGTCTTTCTCGGCCTGCACCGGGTCTTTGAAGTTCAGCTTGTCCCAGCCTACCTTCATGCCGCGCAACGCCATCATGCCGCCGTAGAACGTATTGGTCTTGGCGCGGGCGTCACCGCCGGGGATATCGCTGATGGCCTTGGTCACGTCAACAAACGAAGCGGAATGGCCGGAGGTTACCTGATCGTAGTTTTTCGCGTCCTTGGTGATCTTGAACCCACCGTTGGACAGTACAGCCCGCACCATACTGGTCAGATCGTCGGTGTTGGACAGGTCGTAGAGCGCCTGCGTGCCCAGCTTTTTGTCGCCCAGCATGAGCGCCCGGCGCAGTGAGGCACGCATATCCACTACAGCCTGCTCGACCGCAAGCCCCAGATGGGACTTGGATGCGTTCAGTTTCGCCAGCTTACCGCGCTCATCGGTATATTGGCGACCGAAGGCTTCGGCAGCGTTTTGGGCAGGTTTGCTACGGTAGAGCACATCGCTTCCGCCCCCACCGCCTCCGCCACCGCCCGGCCCGCGTTCAATGAAGCGGCGGGCATTTGCCACGATCTGGCGCACTTCGCCATCGCTGACGTGCTTGATACCAAACGCCTTGAACAGCGCGGCCTTGACGGCGTAGAAGAAACGCTTGACGGCGCTGTACTCTGGGTTGGTTTCTGCCATGTCGGCCAGCACTTCTTCGACCGCAACCTCATGCGTGATGTTCGGGTCTTTCTCCATCTGCTGGCGGGCTTTCTCGGCAACGTCCTTGTTGCCAGCGGCCAGCCGCTGCATGGTTTCGTTGTAGGCGTCACCCAACAGGCCGCGCAAGCCACGGTGACCTGCAATCTCGTGCATCACAGTGAGCTGGGCATCGTGCGCACCGCGCACATCGTCCGCGATCAGGTAAACCTTGCCGGACTTGCTATCGTGCAGCCCCGGCACGCGTTGTGCGCCATTTTCTTTGTGCAAGCGGATGCGGCCTTGGATGCGCAGGGGCAGCTCAGACTCGTTCTGTACGACAACAACTTCGGGGGCGTTCTTCCAGCCCTTGGTTGTCTCATCCACGACCTTTTGCACGTCACCCTTATCCATGCCCGCCGGGGCTTTGGAATCGGAGCGGAACAGGATGTTGTGATCCATGTCGTTCCAGACTTCTTCATCCTGCGGGGTGTCAAGCCCGTTTTCCCAGTCATCAATAGCAGACGGTTCTTTCTTTTCGGGGGCGGCTTTCTTACGCCCCTTTTTCTTGGGCGCTTCGGACGGACGCTCGACAGGCTGTTCGACAGTTTTCTTGCCCTTAAAGGCGGCTGCAGCAGCGTTGCTTGCTGCAATCTCTTCCTTGTTGCGGTCTTCCAAGGCGCTGCTAGAAACCTCTTTTGCAATGGCTCCTTCGTCCAGCGCTTTCGTGGTACGTATCACTTCGCTGTTAGCCAGATTGCGTTCAACAATGGCGTTTTCTAGGCGCTTCTGCAGCACCTTGAACTCATCCACGCTGACCTTTCCACGCGCATCGTTCAACCGTTGTTTTGCTGCCTTCAATGCGGCCTGCTTCTCATCGGCTGACTGGACGGCCATGTCATGCTGTTCTTGGGCGCTCATGCGCTTTTCAGCTACAACGTCAGCCATTGTCTTGGCGATCTTGTTTGACTTCTTGATCTCGCCCTTGCCAAAGGTGCGGTTGTTCTCACGCGGCTTGCCACCTTGCTGGATGGGGTTCTGCGTATCGCTGACGCCCTTGTTGGACAGCTCAGCACTTTCAGGGGTGCCCGCACGCATACGAGAGCTGACAGTTTCTTTCTTGTAGTACGGGCCGATCTTGCGTTCGGGCATACGGCCGGTCAACTGCATGGACAGGCGGTTACGCTCGCGCAGCAGCTTCACGCGCTCGCGGCGGTTTGTCTCGGTGTCGAGCTGGTCTTCAATCTCGGCATACCGAATGGTGGCTTCTTCTGGGTCGAAGCCCCGGCGCTTCATAGCAACATCAGCGCGTTCTGAGTCGGACAACTTGGCCCACTCTTCTGCGGTGTACCGCTTGCCTTCGGCATTCCAGCTAACGCCGATTTCGCTGGTTTCGATACCACGCGCGAGCCGCCGTGTTTCTTGCAGCTCTTCAAGAATGTTCTTTTGCTTTTTGAGTTCGTCGCGGCGGCTGGTGTAATCAGATGCTTTTTTGTCGGTCGCATCGAACTCTGCCTGCAAGCGAGCAACATTTTTTGCCTGCGCCGTCAGTTTCTCATCCAGCTTCTCGATCTTGCCGGTGCTGGCGTCCAGCACCGCCTGATACCGCTCTTTGGTCGCCTTGGCTTCGGAGCGATCCGAACGCAGATTGTTCCGCGCTTGGGTGAGCTTTTTCTTGTCTTCTTCGCTAACACCCTCACGCGCGAGCGCGGCGTCGAGGTTGTCGATCTGCTCCTTCATTTCGGCATCATTTGCCTCGTGGTCAGCGAGGAAGTTGCGCATCTTGCGCTGCTTCTCAAAAGACACAACGCGGCTGTCGCCTTGGCGCATGTACTCGGGCAGCTCTTCCGGCTGCCAGCCGCGCTCATTACCGGCCTTGCGTTCCGCAGCATCGCGCTCTTCGCGGTCATGCTGGGTTTCTTCCAACTGCAGTGTGCGCTCATCACGCGCACGTTGCACCGAGTCCAGCAGCTCGGACACTTTTGCCTTGGCGGTACCAAGGCGCTCGTTCAACCCCTGCATAGCCTTGATATACGCTTCGCGTGCCGGGCCGTGCAGTTTGTTGAGACGCCGGAGCTGCCATGCACGCAGCTTGACTTTCTTGTTCAGCCCGGTGGCGCGGGCGGCTTCGGCCTTGGTTGCAGCGGCTTCGGCTTCTGCGCGGGTGCGTTCAACATCTGCAAACTCTTGGCTGCCACGCACAGCAGTGCTGCGTTTTTGGCCGCGCAAGATGCGCTTGAACTCAGGGCTAGAGCGCAGCTTGGTGTCGGCCTGATCCAGTGCACGGCCAAGCTCGACGGCATGATCCATCACCTTGGACAGCCGCTCTTGCATCAAACGGTTTTCACCAAGCAGGCGAGCCACAAGGGGGTCGTTGCCTGTGTACATGCGCTCGAACCGCTGCGACAGTTCCGAGACAATGCGCTGCTGCGCCCGCATATCGTCCCAATTTTTCTTGGTGGCTTCGCGGTTTTGTTTGTTTGCGAGAGAAAACTCCGCCTCTGTTTTCTCACGCGGGAGCTGCATACGCTGTTTCAGCGTGTCGGCCACGCCGAACTGCTCAACCTGCGCCTCAAAATTTTCCTTTGTGGCGGGAAGATCGGACAATTCCTTCAAACGCTCGACAGCAACTTTCAGTGCTTGGGCATTAAGCGCCATTGACGGATCGCCGTGGCGAAACAGCATGGTGCTGTTGTCGGCAATAGAGCCACTCAGCTCCGTGTAGTAGTCAAGTGTGCGTTTCAGCTTGGCCTGCACATCACGCATCTCGCCACGCAGCGGCTCCAGCTCGGCATCGAGCTTTGCCTTGACTGCGTTCAGGCGTTCCAGCGCGGCTTCGTGTGCGGCGTCTGCGGCGGTGTCGCGCAACGTGACGCCGGGAAAATTGCGGGCATCGCGCAGGCTCTGTTTGTGCGCCTCTTCGGCGGCATCGCGCTGCTTGGCAACGGAGTCGTACTTCTCCTGCTCTGCACGGATGTTCTCTTCCAGCTTGTCGATGCGGCGTTGCAGCTTCTCCACACGGCGCATGTTGCGCTGTGCTGTGTCGCCGGTAAGCCCCAGCGATTGGCGCAGCTTGCTGAGCACGTTGCCGCCGAGGTAGCGCAGCATCTCGGCCGGGGTGGAGAAGATTTGCCCACGCCCGTGCTCGCCAGAGAACATCTCGCCCTGCGCCGGGCCTTCGTCCGACCGCTTGCCCTGCTCCAGCCGATCCAGCTCGTTCGCGATCTCGCGGCTGCGCCCGACATCGGCATTCACTTCATCAGCTACCGGGCGCGTGGCACGCCGGGTGCGCAGGCCGTGAATCCACTCGGCCGCCATTTCGGCGCGGTTTGGGTCGGCAGAAAACGCCTTCAAGTTGTCCGACAGGCGTTGCACAAGTGCCTGCTGCTCGGCAGGAAGGTCGCGCGGTAGTGCGCGGATTTGCTCTTCCAAGTAGGGTAGGGGGACGTACGGCCCCTGCTCGCCGCGCTCTGCGGCTTCGGCACGATGCGCCATGAGCGGAGTGCCTTCTGCGGCGCGATCTTGCGCGGCTTGCACGCCTTCGGTCTTGCCGATACCCCACTGCTCTTGCAGGGCGGTGCCAGCTTCGTTCTGCTCAGGCTTGTTGCGGCCACGGAAACCCTTCAGGCGTTCAATGACTTCGCGTTGTTTTTCCCGGCTGGAGTCCAGCAGGCTCTGTTGCAGCCGCACGGTATCGCTGTCGCGAGAGGCTTGTGCCGCCTGCAGTGTGTTGCGGATTTTCGCTTCGTTGTCCTGCTCGGCCTTCAGATCGGCAAGGAGGGAATCGCGTGTGGCCGTGTTCGTACGAAGGCGCTCCGGCTCGCCAACAGGCAAAGTATGTTGGTCACCAATCGGCCCGCGCCCTGCGGCTTGGCGCTGGGTTGTCTCGATCTCGGTACCGGTGCGGCGCTCTTGCAACCACTGCTCGCCCTCTGTTTTTGTCGGGCGCGTCACAGGCTTCTCGCCAGACTCCATTACTTCAGTAGCGGTCGGTGCGTTGCGCTGCGCTTGCAGATCATCTTGTTCTGCTTTTACCCGCGCGGCTTCAGCGTCTTGACGCGCCTGCCGCTCTTTGAATTCGGCAATCTGCTCCGCCACAGTACGGCGAAGCGGGGCCGCCTGCTCGCCGGACTCCATGACTTCGGTTGCCGTGGGCACGTTGCGCTGGGCTTCGCGCTCCGTCTGCAGCTCGTTCAGTTTGGACTGAATGTCGGCAGCTTCTTGTACAAGCGCGTCATGGTCATCCATGCGCTTTTCATCCCACGCCTTGTCGATCTGGCCCTTCTTGGCAGCGCCCTTGGCTTTGGGGTCGCCGTGCAGCCATGCAAGACGTGCTTGTAGCTGATCTTCTGTCTGTTCGACAGGAGCGGCGACGGCCTCCGGCTTTTTCCCCAGCTCCGGGTTTTGCAAGATGCTTTGCTGCAACGCTTCCTGCTCTTTGAACGTGGCTGTATGCCGCAGTACAGCATCATAGTCACCCGCCGCTTTGGCAGCGGCGCGGTCGGCAGCGGCTTGCACCTTGGCAGCTTCCGCCTCGTCGTGCTGCGCCCAGAGCTGTTCGTTGGTGGGCCGGGCCGGGCTGACATCCATCTCGGTCGGCTGCGTCAGCTCCGAGTAAGGGGTGGGGGCGTTTAACTCTTCTTGCCGCTTGGCTTCTGCGGCTGCTGCGGCCTGCTGCTTCGCGGCTTCGGCACGCTGGGGCGCTTCCATCGCATGGTGCACACCGCGCAACCCGGCAAACGACAGTGCGCCTGCGGCGGCTTCCTTTGGGTCAACGAACAACGACTTGTCGTTCTCCCTCTGGTTGGCAAAGTCAATACTCTTCTCCAGCAAGCGGCTGGCTTCGGGAAAAACCGCGCCTTCGGCAGCGGCCATACCCATCTTGCCAAGCACACCTTCACCGACCTGCAGCGCCTTGGGCAAAATCTTGCCGCCGGAGCCGATGATCTTCCCGCCGATGGTAGCCATACCGGCTTCCGCAAAGGCGTGCTGCAGCGCCACACCGGTTGACGCACCGGCTTCTTTTTGGGCGTTGTAGGTGTCACGGAACGCGGGGATGCCAAAGAACCCAGCGTTGGCTAGGTTTGCCAACAACAGCGAAGCGCCCCCGGTGACGGGGGCAGCCGCAGCGCCCAGCGCTTCGATACCAAGCGCGGGGGCCATAGTGCCCGCGCCAGAGGCTGCCATACCGGCCAGCGTGTCACCACCATTTTCCTTTTGCCACTGACGCACTTCCTCGCGCTTTTTGTCGAGGTATTTAGTCAGGTCTTCGGACGGCGACACCGCCGCGCCAAAGCCGAGTCCTGCCTCGGCAACACCGCCCAACAGATTGCTGCCAACGGTCTTCAGCGTGCTGGGTTCGGCCTTTTGTACCGGGGGAAACTGTCGCGCAATTACCTTCGCCGCCTCCTCCGGTGTTACGTTGTCAGGAAATTCTGCGTTCGTTCCATCGGGGAGCGCGACAAGGTACGACATACTAAATGGCCTCTAGTTTTCCAGTCTGCGGATTGTATTTCATGGACGGTTTTGCGCCACCTGCTGCCCCGGCGCCAGAATCGGCGGACACCCCGTGTAGTTTTGCCAAGTGCGAGCGCCACATACCGATCTCATTTTGCAGTGCGGTGCGGCGTGCGGCAAGATTCTTGTCAGCCATCGCCATGCCCGGATCAATCTTGTCCAGTTCTGTCGTCAGGTCGCGCATGACAGCCACAGTCTCCTGCGCTTGTGCGCGGATCTCGGCGGCCTTGGCAGCTTGACTCGTGTTTGCGGCATTTGCCATGCGCTCGCGCATTGCTTGCAGGCGCTCATCAGCGGCGTACCGCGCAGCTTCGGCACGTTGTGCAGCGCTTTCGATGCGCCCAGACTCGCTGGCACCGGCGGTAAGCGCCGTGCCAAGCAGGCGGGCTGCGTCGGAGTAGCCTTGTTGCCCAGCCTTGGCAACGCCTGTATTTGCGGCGATTTGGGCTGTGCCCACTGCGTTCAACAGTTTGTCGATGCCCTCTTGGTTCGTGACATCTTCCGCGCCCCACTTGGTCTTAGCATCACTGTAGCGGTTTGCGCCGCCCAGCATCTGCATACCCATACCACCCCAGCCGGGACGGCTTTCGGCAATACCGCGCAAGAACTCGTACGTCGGGTTACGCAACCCTTTTTGCTGCTCTTGCAGTTGCTGCAGCGCAAGCGCCCGTTGTTTCTGCTCGTCAAGAATAGGCTGTGCGCCGACCGTAGTACGCTCGTAGTCGGCGGCGCGGTTTTGCGAGGCAAGCGGGTCTGCCCCCAACTGTTGCAACAGAATCTTCTGGTAGTCCTGTGTGAACTTGGAGTCGGCCG